TGTATGAGATACTTTTAATACTTCACTTGCCATATTATTATCCTCCTAATTAAAATCCAAATACCAAAGCTTTTCCTGTGCTTGTGATATCTGGTGCCATAGTTCCTGCATTTGTTATTGCTCCACCAGCAGCAATAGCTATAGTTGATCCAGACAGAATTGTAAAGGTGTTCGCTGTCATCGTAAAATCATCGGCACCTGCTATTTCGAAATCTATTTGGTCGTCCGTTGGTGATGAAATCGTTGTATCTGCATCAGTATCAAGTATTAAACCATCTGCTGTTCCATTTAAATCAAGAGTTGCTGCATTTAATAGTAAAGAATCAGCCGATTCATCCCATAATACATAACTACTAGCAGTAGCACCAAAAAATTTAACATCATGCCCTGTATCGTCGACACCAACTGTAACTGTTCCTATGCAAGTTAATGCAGAACCTGTAAAAGTTAAATTAGCTTCACCATCTAATTGTGTTGTTGTAGAACCAATTGTTGTTAATCTATTTTCTGCTTGATTGTTTAAAGCTGTAATTGTTCCTGATACTGTAGTCCAATCTAAATTTCCTGAACCATCAGTTTTTAGTACTTGATTAGCACTACCATCTGCTGCTGGTAATTCCCATGCTGCAGAACCTGAAGCAATAGTTAATGCAGATCCTGAAGATGAAAGATATTCACCACCAGCTGCATCATATAAATATAATTTTGCTGCTCCAGCTAATATAAGATCATCTGAGGATTCATCCCAAAGCATATATGCTCCAGAAGTTGCTCCAAAAAATTTTACATCATATCCTGTGTCATCAACACCAACTGTTACAGTATTATCAATTTGTACTGCACCATCAATATCAACAGCGTCTAAATTAGCTGTACCATCTACGTCAATATCACCAGCTAAATCAATTCCTGCTGCACCTGCTAAGACTAAATCATCTACAGATTCATCCCACAACATGTAAGCACCCGATGTAGCACCAAAGAATTTTACATCATAACCAGTGTCATCGACACCAACTGTAACAGTAGAACTAAATTGAGAAGCTCCACTTACATCAAGAGCACCATTAAGATCAAGAGTTGTTGTAGCAATTTCTACTTCAGTGTCTGCATCAATATCTAATTGACCATCTGTACTTGAACTAATCGATAAAGCTGAATCATAAAAACAAAGTTTATTAGTTGAGTTTAAAGTTAAACCTGTTCCATCAGTGTGAGTTAAAGTTGTATCTGAATCTGCACCAAAACTTAATACAGCAGAGTCACTTAACAATTTAAGATCATCACCAATGACAGCATCTGCAGCTACTGAAAGACCACCATCTGTTTGTAGTGAACCATCTGTTGTTGAAGTTGCAGCAGTAGTATCATCTGTTTTTAGAATTCCACTAGCTGTTACTGTAGTAGCTGTTAATGCTTGTGCAGCAATCGTGCTACCTGATTGTGCAGTAAATGTATTTGCTGTAAATTGAAAATCATCAGCTCCTGCAATTTTAATATCTATTTGATCGTCTGTATCTGCTGTAATACTTGTATCCGCATCAGCATCTAAAATTAATTCATTACCATCTAAGTCATGTCCTGCAGTAGATCCAATTCCTGAATCAACCATATTTGGATTAGTACCATCATCAGCTGCAGCATAAACAAGTTTCGTTCCTTTGTCAGTGCCTTGCCAAACAACAGTGCTTCCTGATCCAGTGACATATTTAAATGTAAGAGTATAATTTCCTGATGTACCATTAACTAAAACATACATCTGTTGAACATCTAAAGGAATTGTTACTATAGTGGCTTCACTAATTGTTCCAGTAAATTTTATAACTCTGTGTGCAAGAGTTGCACCTGTTGATCCATCAGAAACAGATAATGTAGTTGGAGTTGATGTTACTGATTGCTCAACATAACCACCAGCTAATTGTTCTATAATTTGTAAATTGGTATTGGTAGTTGTTCCCCATGTACCGGCATTTTCGCCGGTTGTCATTAGTTCTGTACCAAGACCTGTAAAACTTGATGCCATATTTCTCCTACGCGCTTCCTACAAATACTTCTACATCAACAGAATCTGTATCTGCAGTTGCTGTAATATCTACTAAATCATTAAAAGATACTGTTAATGCAGATCCACTCGCATGCATAGTATCTATAACGCCACCACTATTATCACCAGGATATATAAACGAGTGGCCAGCGTCTACTTTAATTGCAAACTCTGTACTGTCTTCATCTCTAAATGTTAATGTAAGATGATTAGTTGAATCTAAATTTGTAATTCTAATATATCTAACATCATCTTCGTCAAATTGACCTGCTAGATAACTTTTTGATAAATCTGTTGAAGAAGCTGTAGCAAAACCAAGTAAACCTGTTTCAGTAGTTGAAATAGTTACTATTCTTTTAACAATTTCATTAACACTTGAAATATCTAAAGATCTTTCGCTGTTGTAACTATTATTGTTAAGTGTGATTTCTTCTATTACTTTAGTTGTTAGTGTTGCCATATTTTAATCCTTACGGTGTCTGTTGAGGAACTGGTATACGAGGTTCTCCATCCGTATAGTCATCTCTTCTTCTTCTACCTAATTGTTCTCCACCAAACTTTTGTACTTCAGTTTGATATTTTTGTTCGTATAGTTGTAGCATATCCATTGGACCTTTTAAATAGCTAAATGCTTCCACAAGGCATGCATATAAAAGTCCATTTCCAAAATTTAAACTTATATAAGTTGTAGTATTTGCTGAACTCAATCCTAGAGGTCTAGCATTATAATGCATCTTATACATAAATGCTGAACTAGGAGTTGGTACTATTGTAACTTTCCCTGATGAAGCTGCACCACTTCCAGTAGCTCCTCCAGACATTGCATAATATTTTGGAGTTCCAGTAGTAGTTTCTGCTGCATCATATTCCCTTAAAAAGCTAATATCTCTTTTCTCTAACCAGCTATTAGCACCTGTCGCTGCTGTAGTTGAAGTATAAACCTGTATACCTCTGACAAATAAAGTACCTGCAGGTGCATTTACATTGTCTTTTGAAGCAACTAAATTGCCTATAACTTCTTTTCTATCTGCATCAATTGGAACATCTCTTTGAATTCTAAGTTCTGAATTATCTATAAATTGATCTGTAATAGTACTAGATAATACAGAAGTTCCAACTTCAGTATAATTTTGTATTGCTGTTGTGAGTGTTGAATAAGTAAATCCTGCCATACTAAGCTGTCAAAGTTGCCGGACCAGCCGAACAACTGTTGCCTCCTCCTGATATTCCTCCACTTGTAGCAGTGTTTGTATCAACAGTAAAGTGGTAGTAGTCATCTGTATTTGTAATATCTCCAGCTGAATCTCGCTTCCCGACTGTGATCGAGTAGCCAGCAGTTTTTGCCACATTAGATCCTGATATCCCATCAAAATCAGTTGGGTTTTGATAAGCATCAGCATCTGAACTTGTCCAAGTAGGACCTCTAAATCTAACAGTATCACTTGTAGATCTACCATGAGATTTTTCATAAACATTTATAATTCCTGAACTAGCTGCAATTGTTTCAAAAGGATTTGGTTCTAACATTCTAGCTACTTCATTTTCAGTTCTAGCAGGTCTTGCATCTCTTAAACCTTGAGCATCGCCACCTCTAGTTCTAATTTCTAATTGCGGTTGTTTAGCTTCATATTCAGATATATGAACAAAAGAACCATTCCATTCTTTAACCATTTCTTTATATGGAAACTCCATTCCACTTCTATCTGAGATTGCTTTAGCGTATTTTCCTTTTGCAAATGCCATAGTTATATATTCGGGTAAAAAGTTTTAGGTGTTATATGAACACTAGTAGAAGAACCATCTTCTGATAATGCTCTTGCTAATTCATCTTCATAAAATAATTTTAATTCTTGTGTTCTTTGCGGTGCAAATTTTTGAGATAAATAAAAAGCTAGACCTGAACACATACATGGTACAAATCTATAAGGTATATCAGATGCATCAGTATATGTTGCATCTAAATCTTGAATTCTTTTAACATAGTAAATATGCATATCTTTTGAAGCTGCTGTAGAGTTGGGAGTTGGATAAACTGTAACAGTAGTTTTATCTATAAATCTTTGGACCCAATATTGTGAAGGAGTTCCTTTAGATAATTTATTTCCTAAAGCAGAATAAGTTGCCCTATCTATTTTTGTCATTGCAGAATCAGATTGATCAGTTGAAGTTCTATCTGTTCTATAAGTTGCTTCTAAAATATCAGCTACACCGTAAACACTTGCCGGAGCAACTGTTGTAGAACTTGTTCCATCTGAACTTGCTCTATAAAAAGTATACTCAGCTTGTCCTTCGATTAAATCAATATTTGTTTCTGCTACTTCCCAATAGTGCAAACCTCTATTGCCCCATTCTTGAAAAAGAATGTTAAGAGATCGTCTTGCTGTTTTTAATTGATATCCTGAAGTTACTTGAGAACCAATTCTCTCATAAGCTTCTGCGATTATTTCATCAACAGCAAATGTTTTGTCAAAAGTGACTGTACCCGAAGTAGTATTCGCCATGCGCTACTCCTAACAATAATATGCTATAACAGAATCACAATTAGTTACATCTACATAAGCACAAGTATTAAATTTAACCCCATTGCCTGGAAAGAAATATTCAATTCCTTCATTTGCAGCTGTTCCCCATTTTAAATGAATTAAAATATCTCCTGATGCAGAAGTCGCGTCGTAAATTTTAATTTCAGCGTCCGCTGCACTCGATTGGGCCTGAATACTTTTAATACGAATTTGTTCTAAATTTGTTCCCGAACCTCCAACGTATCCTTGTATTCTTCCATCTGATGTTAATTGTACCGATGCTTTTACATCTGAATTCATAAATTTTCTCCTTAATTTGTGAACTCCCGAAGGAGTTCACAAAAATTATATATTATTGATCTGCAAATGCAGGTGCATCTGCACCTTCTGTGAAGCCCCAAATTAACCAATTAGTACTATCTTTAGCCATAATGTTAATTTCCATAGCACCAAAGTCTGTAAGAGTTAGTTTTGAGTTAGAGTTTCCATCAGAATAAACAGTTACGTTATCAGCATTTGAATCTGCATGAACAACACCGCCAATGAAATAATTAGCATCAGCACCTGTATCAAAGATAAGATTTTCTGTTTCTTCTGCAGCTCCACCATAAATAAATTTAAAGTGTGAACCAGCAACAGGTGATGGTAATGTAATTGTTCTATTTGCTGTGATCGCTGGAACTACAAGTAGTCTTCCACTATGTGTAGCGTTAGTGAGAGTTTTATCTTCATCTCCCAATGTAACAGGTCCATCACCTAAAGTGATG